ATTTTTCTCTAGGATCTGGATTTTGCGCATTTTTAATTACATTCTCCAACCAAGTTTTTATTTGCAACTTAGTATGTTCGTTGCCCACAAAAGTATTATAACCCTACTTTTAATTTTGCTGCATCAACTTCTTTTGCGGTAGGCTCACGCTTCTCATTAAAATCAATAAAGGGTTTCAATATATCTTGTAAAATCTCAGAAGCCATCGCACGCGCCCTTACAGTTTCCCCAGCTTTTTTATCGGTTAAATTTTTCAAATCACCAATAAAATTTAATTCATCTATTTTGGAAATAATAATCTCTTGGAATTCTTTGAAGTGAGGATCGTCTTTGAGCCTTTTAATCAATTCTTTATCCATAATTTAACTATTGTAACATATTTTTAAAGCCCATGACTTTTAGCCACCTGCTTAGCTCTTTGGTCACGCTGTGCCCTCATCATTGCCTGTTTGTGTTCGTCCATCGGAGCTTCTACAATTTCATTTTGCATAGCTAAAGCATCAGGCACATCATCGTGTGAACCTTTAGGAAACACTATCAATTCGTCTTCTAAATCTTTACACGACCCTTCGATATGATAAATACCACCACTTGAATATCTTGGTATAAGACCCCTAATTCTAACCTCTTTTTGTGTAGTTGGCTGTTTTATGGGCACAATATTCGGAAATTTATTACGCTTTATACAAGCATCTTTATAAAAAGGCTCCACTGCCTTCAAATAAACTGTCTCCTCAATTCCTATTTTTTCAAAACCCTCATCGTGTAACTTGAAAACATGCTCCAACAACTCCTTAGAATCAAAGTGTACCCCCATTGCTTTAAGATTCCACTTATTTTGTCTATCCACATAATTTCTAATTATTCCAGTCTTGTCATTTTCAACACCTTTTCCACCTGGGTCTATCGTGGCAAATTTTCTGGTATCTAGTGCTTCAACCTCGGCCCAGGACCTCTTTTTAAACCATTCTTCTTTAAATTCTTGGTTTTCTGAAGTAATTGGATTACATTGATACAATGCCGCAAATTCATAAGGCCCAAGAGTAGTTTGATTTTTTCTTAACTTTTCAATTGGAAATTTTGCAGGCCATAAAGCCTCACCTTTTTTCCTAAAATCCTCGTCTTTTATAGCAATTGCCGGAAATTCAATTAATGTCCATTTATCATATTCCTTTTCATTATTAATCTCATCTTCCTTTTGTTTCTCAATTATTCGACCAATAATATCACCCGTATGCCAACGAGTCCCAATAATAATAATTGCAGTATTTCCTTCTTGTCTAGTATAAAAAGTAGACCTATACCAATCCCATCGTGAATCTCTGATAATATCTGATTCTGCCTCTTCTCTATTTTTAAAAATATCATCAACAATTCCTATTTTAAATCCTTTTCCAGTAATTGCACCACCAGCACCAGCCGCCATATATCCCCCACCTTTTCTTGTCATCCACTTACCCTTTGCCTGAGTATCTGGCCTCAATCTAGTATTAAATATTTCTTTATAAGACGGAGATTGCATGATCTCCCTAGTACCCTGACCAAAATCAACAGCTAAATCACCCGAATAAGAAGCAACCATAATAGGCCACTCGGGATGTTTACCAAGCATCCATGCTGGAAATTTCATAGTAGCTAATTCTGATTTTCCGTGTCGGGGGGGAACAGTAAGAATTACCCGCGCATCTTCGCCATTTTCAACCTTTCGAAGAACAGATTGAAAAACAATCGCCATTGTTTCATGAAACCAAGTATCTTGATAATCAGGATCAGTGGCGATAGAAAAATCAATTAGACTTTTCTGGGCTTGATGTACTACCATCATCGCCTTTTCTTCTGGCGATACGGTCTGCAATTCTGTCAATTTGTTCATCGTTAAAATTATTTATTGGCTTATCATCAGTAGTATTATCAACTCTTTCTTTCATTCCATGGTTGGAAGAAAGGATAAGTTTAGCAATTGTTGAACTGTAGTCTCCAGACAATCCACTATTAAGCAACCGCTGCTTTTGTTCATTTTTAATTTTATCTAGAGCAATCCTAAAACTTTTATTAGACTCGGCCCAATTATACAAAGTCATTTCACAAACACCCAAATATGTTGCAAATCCTCCAATAGTGGGCAACTTAACTTTCAGCTTATTCTCATATATTAGATAGCCCTTTTTAGTACTTTTTTGTTTAAGAACTTTTACATTTCTGTCTTTATTTTTTTTGAGGTATTTATCAACTTCCGCAACATATTCTTCCTTATATTTAAGCGCATGAATATTATTGGGACGACTCATTGATGACATAATTTATTGTAACATATAGAATAAAACCTTATTTAAAAGTTGACTTTAAGCCCTTAATCTTTTCTTTTTCCCGAAGCTCCTCAAGTGTTTCTGGTTTTTCTTCCTCCTCAACATATCCATACTCATCCAATATTCTGTCTTTAATTGCAGACCTGGCACTACTTTCTAATTTCTTTTTACCATCTTCAGACAATTCCTTATATTTTGGATCTTCTTTTACACTGTCTAACCAAGCATTGTATGCCCGATTATAAGAATCGTTTGCATCCTTAAAAACATTTTTACCAACTTGCTTTTTAAATCGCTTCATTTCCTTGCTTGTACTCCTAGACCAATTACTTTGAAACTTATAAGTAGAAACTCCCAATCCAAAAAACTCAGAAATACCAACTGCCAAAACTGCTTCAAATTTCTCATCTTTAACCTCATTTACATTTTGAATTGAAAGGGGAGTCAGCGAATTGACAATTGACTTCTCGATATTAAATGGTTCTCCACCAAACATTTCACCTCTATAAAAATCTCTAATAATTGAGGCTACTGGGGCAAGTCTATTTAACAATAGTGCATCCATGAACACATCAACAGCATCGTCTTTGCCAAATTCACCTGCAGTTAAGTTTGTCCAATTTCCAGTGCTAGATTTTCTCCAAACACCCCATTCACCATTACGCCTCGCTGGAACGAGCCTCGCTGCCATTATTGCAATAACCCTCATTCCACCTGTTATATCTGTCCAATGACCCAATATCTTGACTCTGCCAAAATTTGTACTTCGTGGGTCTTCCTCAACTGATTCAGGATCTAAAAACTTCGCCAACATCATAATTCCAGCCACATGAGCAGCAATACTAACCATGTTTATAGCTGCCTTTTTCTCTATAAAAGCAGCCCCTTCACTTTCGGCAGTCCTTAGCCCAAGTTTTGTCGCTGCGAATTTGGCAGGAGCGAACACTGTCTCAACATTTGATTTGAAAAATCTTGCCGACCACAATATTAAATTCAACTTGTCAGCTATCGGAGTTAACTTGCCCAAATTACCCCTTCCGGTTAAAGAACCAACAAAATTTCCTGCGGGAACCGCATTTTTTCGATCAAGGGTATTAATACCTTGAGCATCCATTTGAGATATAAGCATATCTGCAAGATCAGCCCTCATTCTTAATGCACCACCACTAAAAGCTGTTTCGGCTGCCTTAAACAACCTGCCAAACACAGGAACCTTTTCAGGTAAAGAGGTAGGAATTGCTTCTTCATGCAAGACATCCAATTTATAATTACCAGCTTTATATTTTCCATTCATAGCATTTGGTCTTGAATAAATATCTGCCTTTATCATATCCATGGGCCTAACTCCCTTAATTTTCTTTTTCCGCAATTCTGCAGCAATATCACCAAAAGACTTTGCAAAATTCTTTACCCAAATTCTTTTTTGAGAAGGAGTACCGTAGAGATTTTTAATTCCTTGTCTGCCAAAAAAACTATTATCAATTGAAGCCATGGTTGATTTGAACAAATCATTAAAAAACTTAGGGGAATCTTTTATTGCATTTGTAATAGATCTTATGGGATCTTCTACAAACCTAACCCTTCCACTTTTCGCTGCAAGTTTTAAATCACCGACATAATTTTCTAAAGCCACATTTTTCAATCCATAATCAATTCTTTTAGAATCATTTCTCCATTCTTTTCTGGTAGCATAAGGATCAGTCACCCACTCCGGGTTCTCTTTCATTTTTGCTTCCCAAATCTCTTTTGATTCAACTCTTTCGGCAGACAGTTCATTAATTATTTTTGCCTCTTCAAATGTGACACCAAAACCAAGTCTCGTCCTTGCCAAATCTTCTTTAAATGCTTTCAAGTCTGCAGGATCAAGTACGCCAATCTCATTTAATCGTTCAATCTTTGTCAATAAATCTCTTTTTATTCTTGGCTTTACCCCGATAAGACTTTTTGCCCAAGTTTGAAAACCTTGCACTTGATTTTTTAATAAAAGCTTACTTTCAAATAACGAATTAATATTGGCAGCGTTTTCCGTATCAATAAATTTCTCAAGAGTAGCCCTTCTCTGCTCACTTGTCATTTCTGCAAGCTTGAACGGATCAAGTTTGTGAGACACAAGTGCAGCTTTTAATTTATTTTCTTGGTCTTTGGTTAAACAAAATGCCATAATATTATTTTAACACCGGATACTCTCAATAAACGAATCCCACTGTGCTTTTGTAGTAGCTTGAGCATCTTTTGTAATTCTCGTAGTCTCTTGTTTAACTCTTTCACTAACTTTTCCACCTGTCCTTTTCTCATAAGCCTCAATTCTAGTTTTAACAATATCCTGCATCATGACAACTGGATTATCGGCCAATATTTTCTTTAATATATTTATTTCTTGACCAAATCTAGTCGCAGCTAAAGTAGCAACTTGAGTGGCAACATCTGTATCTACTTTCCCCAGTTCCACAAGAGCAGCAAATACTGAATTTTGAAGAATACCCTCTGGTGGATCAATTTCACCCCTTACCACTCTCAAAGCCTCTTCTGTATTGTTTTCAACATATTCAGAAGCTTTTGCAATTTGATCTTCTTGATTCATCTGCCTAAAAGTTGTTAAACCAAGCTCCTCAATGTCTTCTTGTGAAGCATTTTCTAAAGCACCCTTCAACCTTGCTTGCAATCTTGAAACCCTCTCTTTTCCCTCCCCAACCGGAAGCTGTCTTTTGGGGACTCTCACTATTTTCTCTAACTTCTCTTGTATAGCCAATGCCTGCGTCCACTCTCTTGAAAGTTCGGCATCCACTTCAATATTTAACTCATCCTGCCTTGCCTTTAATAAATCCATAAACTTGCTCAATTTCTTCTGCTTTTTCTCTAGTTCACGGATAGTCGGAGTTCTAACAGCCTCTTCAGCCTTGGTTGGTAAGTCTAGGGCAAACTCAAAAGCCTCTTGCTCGCTCATTTCGGAATGAATCTCTCGCACATTTTCTACAACACGATTAAACAAACCACCAGTTCTACTCTTTCTAATTGTTTCAATATCACCTTCTTGAAACTTTTTATTGGCTCCATAAATTCTTTTCAGTTTATTAATGTCTTCGACATTCACCCCGGCTCTTTTCTCTTGAGCAATAACAGCTGAAGCTTCCGCTTCTGTTACTGCCTCACTCAATTCTTTTTGAATATTTCTAAGAGTTGATTTCGTGTCCTTAATATTTTTTGTGGTTTTTATCTGTTTTTCAGTAATTTCTTTTACCTTTAGTTTGGTTTTTACAACTACTTTTTCAACTGGCCTTTCCTTTTGCAAAAAATTATCTGCTATCTCTTTTTTAATTGCAAAATGTTGTTCACCACTCGGAAACTCATCAT